TTTATCAATATAAGATATAAATCTGACTTTGTAAAGGATAAATCTCACTCCCTTATAAAAAATCTTTATTGAAAATATTGACAAAACTCTAATTTCTGATATTTACATCTTAAAGTTCTTAATTTTTGTCAGAATTTCCGGCTAAAGTCTAAGGAATCTCCTTTCGCATCAATAATACGTAGCTGTATATTAAATGTGCTACTCTTAAAAGAATCACTATTTCGCGAGATTCCCAAGTTCGCGAATTTTAGCTAATTTTTCTCGCGACTACAAACCACAGGAGTGTGAAATTCGCGATAATTTTTGCATTACTCTCGCCGAACGGTATGCTCACCACCCGACTCTCTAGTGTCTAATTTGTCTAAAATAAATCTCATTTACCTGCAAAAAATGGCTATTCCCTTATAAGCTCCCCTTAAATTATTTTTAACGTATTTATATATTACATATATAAATACTAAAAATAATTCTGACGGGTGAGAGACTCTCTCCGGACCGAGGTGTAATAAGAATGCACTTTTTTCGCGAACTTTTTAATCTCCCTCAAAAATCAAAAAAACTGCGCGTGACCCCTCTGACTTTTTTCTCTACTTCGCTGGGACAGTGATGCATACACATTATACAAAAGAGAACTCATTTCTGATTCACTAAACAAGGAACCATGATTCACAAATTAATTTCCATCCCAAAGATCTTCTGTGGAAGATTCATCCTGTAGTAACTGCATTTTGTTTATTTACAACTGTATAATTTTATTCTTATAATTAAAATGTAGTTTTTATGCTATATTATATATAAAGGAGTAAAATATGGGAAATGAATTAATTGGAAGAGAGGCTTGGATCTTAGTAGTTAACTCTGATCTAAAATATGAACCCTTGAAAGTAATAATCAAGAAAGTCATAAAGGTGAATTTAACAAATGACTATGGGGTAGTCTATGAAAAACTAGGTCGTAAGATCAAGACAAGAGTACCAGAACACAAATGCTATATAGATAAATATACAGCAGAGCAGATGGCTAATCATTTGAATGGAGAATACTAAGATGGATAAGATAGAACTAATACTTTTAAATTATTTTATTTATGAAAACACAACAGTTCCACCAGTCAAGAACGACAAGCAACCTACATGGTGGCCTCACATAGTCCGAGAATATGATCCGAAGAAGTGGGCTACCTCACCAGACCCGGATTCCTACCCTGTGGATGGTGCTGATGTTGATAACCACTTCGGGGACAAAGATCTCTATGACTGGGTATCAGACGTGATATTTGGAAAGTTATTAACAACCCAGGAGAAAAAAATAATTTATGCCTTTTTATCAACTGGGAAAATTAAAGATTCTAGTATAGCAGGCAAATACTTGGGTTGTAAAGGCTATGAGGCAACTAAGCAATATGGACATGTTTTATTAAAAATAAAAAACTCAGTTGATCCACATGAATTAGCTATTTACTTTTCGAAATGTTTGTAATACTATTTAAGCATGGATAGAGGAGTAACTAAAAATTGTCTTATTATACCAAGCTACGTCAAAAATGCTATAAGCTCCTCAGGAACACCAAAGAAGGAGAATATATTACAGAGCCGGAACAACTAGCCGCATATTTTAGTGATGAACTTTCACTTCTCGAATTTATACAGTGTGTTTACAACAAGAAGATCAAGGATTTGCTTGAACTAAATAAGACCATGATGAAAGCCAATTTACGGACCCGATGGTTTCTATCAAGGCAATTCAAAGCTAACGAGACATTGTATAAATTGCTAGCAAACTCAGATGAACTCCAAAGACTTAAAGGCGACAGCAATAACGTTGAACAGTCTGGCTCTGACCCATTACTTGAAGCTATAAATCCACAAACAGTTTGGAACGATAATGAATCTGACCCAGTTCAGCAATAAACAACTCAAGGTTCTAACATGGTGGATGAAAAGCTCTCCGGTTAAACACTATGAAGGTATTATTTGTGATGGCTCAATTCGTTCAGGCAAGACAGTTAGCGAAGGCATCTCATTTTTTATCTGGTCCTTTGCCAATTTTTCCGACCAGAACTTTGCTCTCTGTGGAAAGACGATAAACTCCTTTCGAAGGAATGTTTGGAATTGGGCCAAGTCCATTCTAAGGCTCCGTGGCTACCAAGTCACAGAATCCAGAGACGAAAATAAAATCATTATCTCCTATCGGGGCAAGACTAATTACTTCTATGTCTTTGGTGGTAGAGATGAACGGAGCCAAGATCTTATTCAAGGTATAACCTTAGCTGGTGTCCTATTTGATGAGGTTGCTTTGATGCCAGAAAGTTTTGTTAACCAGGCAACAGGTCGATGCTCTGTGGCTGGATCAAAGTTCTGGTTCAACTGCAACCCGGACAATCCAAGTCACTGGTTTAAGAAGAACTGGATTGACAGAGCTAAGGACAAGAAGCTGTTATACTTACACTTCACTATGGACGATAACTTGTCTTTGAGTGAAGATATTAAAGAAAGATACAAAGGCTTATACGTTGGAGTATTTTTCAAGAGATTTATTCTCGGGCTTTGGGTAGTAGCTGAAGGCGCAATATATGATATGTTCGATGAAGACGCCAACGTTTACCATGTTCTCCCGAAAAAGATTGACCACTATCCAGAGCCCACTATTGCTATTGACTATGGAACAACGAATCCATTAGCTGCTCTATTATGTTTAGATGGTGAGACTAAATTATATATAGAGGATGAATATTATTTTAACTCCAGAGCAGAAGGTTACCAGAAGACCGATGAACAATATATAGATGACATCGAGAAATGGTTAACTTCCCATCTTGGAAAGAACTTCGAGGTTCTCTTTGTGGTTGACCCCTCGGCTGCTTCATTCATTACAGCTTTGAGAATAAGGGGCTATCGAGTTAGGGAAGCTGACAATGAAGTCCTGGATGGAATCAGGTTAGTCAGTACTTTTATGTCGAAGAGAATCTTACAAATAAATAAAAGATGTAAGAATCTAATCCGGGAAATACTCGGTTATGTATGGGACGACTCCGGTAAAGTGGAAAAAGAGAAACCACTTAAAATGAACGACCATGCTGTGGATGCGATGAGATACTTTATAAAAACTAGGATAAACCCAAGAAGATTGTTAGATGACTAAGACAAAACAAATACAACAAACAGCTGATGCTTTAAGAGAGACAGTTGGGAAATTAATGACCAAAGATAGTTTCTCCAATGCTATGGCTAGAATGGGCTTTGCTCAACCCAACATGACAGAGGCTGCAGCTTATCCTATTACAAGACTTTCCAAGAACTACAACCTTATGAACAGTCTTTACCGGAACCACTGGATTATCAGACGTATTGTTGATACAGTGGCTAAAGATATGGTGAAGAACTGGGTTGAGTTCACATCTGGTATTACTCCGGAAGAAACAGATAAATTAAATAAGTTCACCCGATCAATTAATTTGAAACAAAAGCTTATTCAAGGTTTAACTTGGGCAAGGCTTTATGGTGGTGCTGCTGGTCTTATGATTATAGAAGGAGACGAGGATTTAAGTCAACCTTTAGACCTTAACAATGTAGCTCCAAACTCATTCAAGGGTCTTATTATATTAGACCGCTGGTCTGGGATCTATCCTTACATGGAAACAGTTTCAGACTTAGGTTCCAATGACTTTGGCCTTCCAGAATATTATGCAATCTCTGATCCACAGGTTAGTCAAAGTCCGGATGATAAATCAGACAAGATAAAGATTCACCACTCCCGCATAGTTAGATTTATAGGCGATGAACTTCCTCTGTGGGAAAAGATGGCTGAGTCTTACTGGGGAGCTTCGGTAGTTGAGCGTATTTTTGATGAGTTAAAGAAACGGGACAACACTTCATGGAACATCGCCTCTCTCGTATTCTTAGCTAATCTTCGGGTTCTGAGGATGTCCGACTATGGTCAACTACTCTCCACAGTTAATAGCCGTTCTAAGAAGGCTTTATATAATGCACTCCAAGCACAGAACTATCTCATGTCTAACATGGGAATCTATGTTATGGATAAAGAGGATGATTTTCAGACGTTTCAATATAGCTTTGGGGGCTTAGATGAAATATATGATAAGTTCATGCTGGATATTGCTGGTGCTGCTAATATTCCTGCTACTCGCTTATATGGCAGGTCTCCTGCTGGTATGAACTCAACAGGTGAAGGAGAGGAGACTAACTATAACAATGATATTGAACAAGAGCAAGAGAATCAGTTACGTCATGTTCTGGATAAGATCTTTGCTGTGGCGGCAGTTTCAGAGCTCGGCTATTTACCAGATGACATCGACTTTAATTTCATGCCTATCGAAACACCTAGCCAAAAGGAAATTGCAGAACAGACATATAGATCAGTAGAAGCTATTCGTGGAGCTTACACCGATGGTTTAATTTCCCAGAAGATTGGTTTGATGGAACTTAAACACCTAGGCAAACGTCTTGGTATCTTCACTAATATTACCGATGAGGATATTGATATGGCTTCCAACGAACTCCAGAGCCCAATGGATCAAGCTGGTGGTATGTTTGGAGAAATGGGAGAACAAGTAAATGAACAACCAGAACAGCTGGAAGTACAAGAGGAAGAACGAGACAGAGATAGATAAGGCTTTTAGAGAACTAAAAGGTTTTATTGGTGATCTTTTCAATGCAGCTGATACCATAGAAGAAGGAATTTCAAAGTTAGATCAACTCTCGGAAGATCCAAAGTTTGATCAGCTAGCAAATATAGCTGCTAAAAATATAATTATGTATCAAGCAAATTCCAATGCCAGAACTTGGAGAGAAGCTGCTGCTAAGTCCACCAATGGACGTAAAGTTTACGAATATCTCAAAAATGAGATGAGCCAAAGAATGCCGTTCAATGAATTAATTGAACAATCGGCTACTTACATCAAGACTCTTCCAAGAGATATTGCTACTCGGGTTGTAAAACAAGTTGGTGAATTAACTTTACAAGGAGAGAGATCAAGCTCCATAGCTGATCAAATCCGGCAGTATTTTCCAAAAGCAAGTAAAGCTTCTGAGACCCTGATAGCTAGAACACAGGTTGCTAAGACCTATGCTGCTATCACTCAAACCAGAGCTCAGTCTGTGGGAGTTACTTATTATATATGGCACACAGTTGGTGGTCCCAAAGTTAGGGATAGCCACAGACACATGAACAACGTGATTGTATTTTATAATGAGGCTCCTAGTCCTGAGCTTTTAATTGGTAAGAAGTCACAAGGTTACTATCATGCTGGTGGAATATATAATTGCCGATGCTATATGGAACCAGTTCTTGATATGGATGATGTATCATGGCCACATAAAGTTTACCATGCTGGCAAGATTCAAACAATGGGAAAAAGAAAGTTTAGAGAATTACTTAAATGATTAAGGATAACAAGTTTACAGAGACTTCACTAGAAGAACTTTATAAATTACGGGGTGAATTATCAGAAAAAGAAAATCATTTACAAATTCTGAATACCTGGTATAATAATGAAAGAGATGATAAATCTCGGAAAGGTATCTTAAAAGATATTAAAAGCGTTGAATTAAAAATAAAGGAGATTAAAAATAAAATGGCTAATATTAAAAATAAAACTCACTTGAAAGACAGCATGGATATGCTTAAACTGATGGGTTGGACAACAGATGCTGATCCATTTGGGGTAGTTTACAGAGAGGGCGATTTTAAGATTAAATACAATCAAAAAGAAGATAGTTATGAACTTTACTTCAACAGTATTTACTATAATACGTATCATACTCTAGGTCAAGCTAAACAGGAGATTGAAAAATATAAGGAGAGAAAGAAACTAAGAGGCAAAGACTCCTGTGGAGAAAAAGTTTATACTAAAGGCGAATCCACAGATGAGTGTAAAGATGATGATGCTACAGAGATGGGTTCTTTCGAACAATTGGGTCAGAACCATGAAACAGAAGCTATGGAACCTGAAGAACACCCAGTCTTAGCACAAGATGGGTACAATTTTGAAGATCCAAAAGTAATTGAAGCAGCTATCAAGAAAGTAGAGGCTTCGGGTCATCCGGATAAAGACTATCTAGCTGGTCTTAAAAGAGCTTTAGAACTTGCTAAAAAGGAAAGAGCCCAAAAAGATTCCATGATTAGTGAAGTTCTTAACCCATTAAAAGAATCCTGGTCCAAGATTAAAGAATTATCCACAGAGGATGCTATTCCTACAGACTGGGATGTTGGTTTATTTGATGGTAAATGGTATATCACTAGAAACGGTAGAAAAGTTAAAGGCCCATTTTCTTCAATGAAGGCTGCTGAAAATTATCTTGAGAACTCTAAGATGTATTTAGAGGATGTCAATACTAAGGATTCCGCTAGATTAATTGAATCAATGAGGATTCTTCAACTTTCTGGTTTAACTACCGATGCTGATGAACAATGGATAACCATGAATGGAGCTCATGTTAAGATTGAAGGTGGAGAATCAAAAGCTTCCGCTGCCAAGAAGTTTATCAAATCAAAAGGAGGAAACCCAGCTCCAAAGAAAGAATCCTCTAAACAAGAAACCCAAAAAGAGACCTCTTCTCCAGATTTAAGTGAGGAAGAGATTAATAAAGTCAAAGAAAAGTTTTCTGGCAAAAATAAGGAAAAAGCTGTTGGGTCAGAATATGGAGACTATGCAGACCTTTTAACTCAAAAATATAAAGAAGCTGGTAAATATCCCAATATGAAAAAATATGATGAAATCAGTGATAAAATGTGGAACATGAGAAAAGAGGGAAAGAAAGATACTCCAGAATATAAAGCTCTTGAGAAAGAGCGTAAAGAATGGAATAAAAGCCTTAATAAAGTGGAAAAAGAAATCAAGCAAAAAGCCTATAATCTTTCATCCCCGGAAGAAAAAGAGAGACTTGATGAGATTCGTTCCTATTTTAAGAAAAATCCGGCTCCAAAATGGGCTAACTAAAGGAGTTAAATAAAGTGGATAACCAAGAAGCACATGAAGTCATAAAATTCTATGCTTTATGGTCGGGAATGGTGACGCTCCTTACCATAATGCTCAGACCATTTATATCAGTCAAGCAAATCCTGAGGGACTGTATCATCACTTTCCTGGTCAGTTTCCTCTGTGGATTATGTATGGAATATTTTGACATTCCGGTTCCAGTGAAATGTGGTCTATCAGGAATAGCTGGTCTCTTTGCTATTTTGATCTATGGAATTATTGTTAGAGTTTTAACTAAGGTGAGAGAAAATCCAACTGAAGTGATAAAAACAATTAAGGAATTGAACAATGAGCATAAATAACTTACCAATTGAAACCGGTAACATGGTAGATAGTGATAGTAATGTTGAGAATGTGGTGGATATTTTAAGTGATTCTTCACAAGCACTATTTCCGGATAAATATAACACTCTTAATACACAACCAGCTAAAAGCGGTAACATGGTTGGCAGTGATGGGAATGTTTATAATATTGTAGATTTACTAAGGAATATTGCTGGAATTGGTGATAAGATTATTGTTAAGTCTGATACAATTCCCACAGCTGGAGAAGACTATGTTAGCCAAGTTTATCAATATGTCGGAACAACCGATGCTAATTATACACATGGCTACATTTATGAATGCATTGAAGAGAATTCTAATTATACCTGGAGTAGAATAGATGTTCAACCGGGTGGAAAACACAATCTTGGTTATTATGAAACTGTAACGGATCTTCAAACAGCTCACCCTACTGGAACAGCCGGTGACTTTGCTCTAATTGGTTCCACAGATACTTTTTGGATTTGGGACACCACAACAAGTGCTTGGGTAGATAGTCATAAAGCCGATGCTGTTACTTCAGTGAATGGGCAGACTGGAGCTGTAACAGTACAAGAGACTTTAGTTAATCAAACCAATATCAAATCAGTAAATGGAAACTCTTTACTTGGTTCCGGAGATTTACAACTCTCAACATATTTACCTTACCCCTCAACATGGCATACGACAAGCTCTTACACGACTGCACAGTTCTGTGGAGAAATAGCTGCTGATACTACAGCAACAGTTGGTAAAGCCTATCTTGGTGAAGTAACATTAAGTGATTTACCTGGTTCTTTAGCAAATGCTGAAGTTGTTGTTGAGATTATGGATGGAACAACAGCTGCTAATAAAGTAATTGTTCTTAGTCTATCCAGTGGTACTACTGCTCCATATACTTGGAAATACACATACTGGGACGGTGGTTTAAATACAAGTGGTTGGGTAGCCCCGGCAACTATTAATGACAACTCCACATCATCTATGGTGGAGACTTGGTCAGCTAATAAATTAAATTCTACCATTGGTGATATTGAAAGTGTTTTGGAGACAATATGATAACAATTGAAGAGATATTACGGGGCCAACCAAACTATCCTAAAGAATATCATGAGAACTTGATTGACCTACACAAAAAGATAAATATTGTCCGGACTGCATTTGGTAAACCAATGATTGTCACTTCTGGTTACCGTTCTGTTGCTTGGGAAAAACAACATGGACGTTCTGGTAAGTCAGACCATTGCAAATGCATGGCAATAGATATTTATGACCCAAAGAAGGAACTATCATGCTGGTGTTATGAACATCAGGAGCTACTCCGGAGCATTCCTTTATGGGTAGAAAGTCCAGAATACACACCAAACTGGGTTCACTTTACAACTAAACCAAAATCACAACTATTTTTTATACCTTACTAAGATGGAAAAGATTTTTACAAAAGATAGAAAGATAGCTTATTATGCTTCTAAGCTCTCCGACAATATTATGGAGACTCCAGAAGGATATTTAATCTGTAAGAATGTTCCTGTGGCTAGAACAGGTGTCCAAGAATATCTTGGGCAAGAGCTTGGTCTTACAGATAAATATGATGAGTATATCAAAATCTATCGTGAAGAGGATGAGGTATTTAATCCGGCTGCTATTGCTTCATTTGAAGGAAAGCCTTATACGGATGAACACCCCTCAGATATGGTAGATGTAAACAACATTTCAATCCATGGGAAAGGCCACGTTCAAAACGTTAGACGTTCCACAGAGGAACCAGACCTTCTCCTTGCGGATATAGTGGTCACAGACACTCAGACAATATCTGAGATTAAAAATAAAGTGAAGAGAGAAATCTCCTGTGGCTACGATTGCTACTACGTCCCTTACAAAGATGGCTATAAACAAGTTGAAATTCGCGGGAATCATATAGCCTTAGTATCTAAAGGACGTGCTGGTTCCCGTGTTTCAATTCATGACAACATTATGGAAAGGAAAAAACCTATGGCAAAGAAAAATATTCTTGCTGCTATGCTTAAAGCTTTTGCTAAGGATGCCGAACCGGAGGATGTAGCAGAAGCTATGGAAGCAATTAAAGCTAAGGACGCTGATTCCGAAGTTGAAGAGAAAAAAGAAGAAGTCATTGAAAAGAAAGAGGAAAAAGATGCTGATCCTCTTGCTGACTTGGCTTCTCGCTTGGATGCTATGGAAGCGAAATTAGAAAAACTTTATTCCGCTGAAGCCAAAGAAGGTCATGAAGAACTTGATGCTGATCCTGAGGAAGAGGGACCCGAAGAGGAAATCTCTGAAGAGGATGCAGAAGTTCTTGATGATGAACCCGAGGAAGAAGAGGAAGAAAAAGAAGTTATCATGTCTAAAGATAGCTTCAACGCTTTGAAGTCGGCAATTTGCAGAATTCGCAGCACTTCAGATCGTAAACCTGTGGTAGATGCTTTTAATAAAGCATTCTTCCAAAAGAAATCTAGCAAGAACGTTTATGATAACATCATGAAACTTTCTGCTAAACATAAAACAGCAAATGATTCTGCTCCGGCCGATGACTTGGCAGAGTTAGGTAAGAAAATTGCTGCTAAGTATAACCCTCATTATATGGAGAATAAATAAATGACTGGTTCTGTAATTCAGTTAACAATGAACTTTGGTTATCCTGGTTCTTATTCAAGAATGCCGGATGACATTGTAATGAACAAGCCGGTTAAGAGTGACTCAGCTAACATTGCTTTTGGTAGCGCTGTTATTTTGAATGCTGATAATACTTACTCGGCTGGTGGTGCTACTCTTACAGCTGATAACTTTGCTGGTATCGCTGTCAGAGAAGTAAAACAAGGAATTGAATATTCAACTTACGGAGTTGTTGACGAACAAGGTGCTTATAGACCTTATGACCCTTGTGATGTTTTACTTCGGGGCTGCACAGTGATTAAAATGGGTGCTGGTCAAACAGATCATGCTGCTCCTTCTGCTGGTGGTCAAGTTTACTTCCGTATTGCTGAAGACTCAACTAATGCTCCGGATGCTGAAATTGGAGACTTTGAAGTTGCTTCTACGGTAGATCAAGATGCTACAGTGGTTGCTCTTCCGAACGTTGTTTTCACAACTGGCGAAGTTGATGCTAATGGCGTTGTTGAAATCTCAATAAAAACAAGAAACAATAACTAAGGAGAATGAATAATGTTGGAAAATAACGGTATTCATACTGTTCCGGTTTCTGGAGCTATTAAGTCTTTCACAATGGACTCTGCCGCTCTTGGTACTGGTATGGCGTTTCTCGTCGGTGAATTAGAGAAGAGAGACCCGAAACTTTTAGAACCGATGACTTCCACGACATGGCAACGTGATATTGTTGCTAGCACAGGTGGTGGTTGGGTTGAATTCAGTTCTAACTACTTTGTTGATTATGCTACGACTGGTGCTAACCATCGTGGTATCATTGGTGGTCAGACAACTGCTATTCCGGTTCTTCAAGCTAATATTACAAAAGACAACTGGAAAGTATTCACATGGTCTAACATCGTGAAGGTTCCTTTTGTGGATCAACAAAAATTAGCTGGCATTGGCCGTTCATTAGACCAGATCTATGATAAAGGCTTACGCTTAAACTACAACAAGATGTTGGATGAAAACGTTTACACTGGTTTCGCTGACTTCGGTACAGAAGGCTTAGTAAACAATTCTAACATCACAGCTTCTATGGCTGCTTTGAATGCTGGTGGTACTTCTCGTAAGTGGAAAGATAAAACACCGGATGAAATCCTAAATGATATCAATTCAGCTATCACGAATGCTTGGGCTAACTCAGGTTATGACATGGCTGGTATTCCGAACCATGTTGGTGTTCCTCCGTTGCTTTACAGCTATTTAGTTGGAACGAAAGTTTCATTGGCTGCTGATAAGTCAATCCTGAAATATTTGGAAGAAAACAACATTGCTAAAGCAAATGGTGTTGATTTGACTATTGTTCCAATGAGACAATTGGTTGGTGTTGGTACTGGCAGTACAGATCGTATGATTGCTTATGTCAATGCTGATGACAAAGTAACATTCGACATCACTGTTCCGCTCTCACGTGTCCTCACTCAACCTTCTGTGGAACACATGGCTTACCTCTCTGCTTATGCTGGTCAGGTTGGTCAAGTTAAGTTCTTATATACTCAATGCGTTGAATACGTTGATGGTATTTAATTAAACAAGAAGCGGGTGCGGCCACTGAGGAGGCGTCGGGCTCATAACCCGGAGATTGAAATTAAAATGTTCAGCCCGCTTCTTATTCTTTTTGGATCAACAACTGAAAGGTGAAAAACAATGAGAATTATCTCTACACGTAAATTCAGATTCTATACAGAAAATAGACAAGAAAGTTTTGTAACTGAAGGCAATAATATTATCCAAGATTGTCCGGACTGGGCTAAAAAGGATGCTACTTTTCAAGCTGGTTTAGCTGCTGGTTTGATTCAAGTAATTAGTGACAGAGCAGTTCAAAAAAGAATGGAGAAAGAACCAGAAAAGATTCTCCCACAAAATGCTCATGAAGCTAAAGCCCTGTTGGATAGTCAGAATGATGTCCACATGGACGAAGGAGATTCCAGTGAGGAACCTCACATGGATGAAGGTGAGCCCGAAGTAAAAGAAAAGAAAAAACGTTCCAGCCGTAAAAGCAGAAAAGCAAAGGAATAAGCTTTAATGATTAACACCATAGACATATTGAGACAGATTAAGTATTTAGCTGCCAATATAAGAGGGACTTTTAATAACCCATCTTATACTAGAGCTCAGTTTTTAGCTCTTTACCCACAGTTCACAAATACAGTTCCTGAGACTGTAGTGGACTTTTATATTGGGATGGCTAATGCATCTCTCTCCTACGACATCTATCAGACTCAGTGGGAATATGCTATGGGTTTATATGTTGGACACTTTGTAACTCTCTGGCTGCAACTTACCAATGGTATGGATGCTAATGCTTCAGCAGCCAGAGTAATACAAGGAAGTATGGCTCAAGGTCTAATCGCTAGTAAATCAGCTGGAAGCCTGTCAATCAGTTATGACAACTCTTCTGTGGATGGTGATTTACAAGGTTGGGCCGCTTGGAAACTTACAAAATTCGGAATCCAATTTGCTTCCTTAGCAAAATTGATGGGTAAACCTGGAAGCTATATATGGTAGTTACTGTTGAAAAGAAAATCTTAAAAGATGTAGATTTTAAGAGGCTTTTTGGGGGTAAGTTTGTTTATGTTGGAATTCCAGAGGGTTCTGAACGCAGTGATACTGAGTTAACTAATGCTCAGATAGCTTATTTGAATAGTGAGGGTGTTAGACCTTATCAAGTATCTAGTAAAATTAAAGATACAATGGAGAGATCTGGTAAAACTTATACCCAAGCTTTTCAAGCCTATGTTAGAGAAAATGGGGAGCCAAGGTTTAGGATTGTTCCAAGACCATTTTTAGAACCCGGATTAAAGATGGATGAAGATAAGATACAAAAACAGTTACAGAAAATAGCTTTATCCACCATAGAAAAGAAGGAAGATTCAGATCAGCTCATGACTGAATTAGGTATTAGAGCTGTTAATGCTATCAGGAAATTCATAAGGAGCTATCCGGAAAATGAATTAGCTCCCAATGCTGAATCAACTCAAAAGAAAAAAGGTTTTGATCACCCATTAATCGGTGAAACCGGTGAACTTATTAAATCAATAAACTTTGTAAAAGGTTAGACGATGCCACGCTTAAATGTTGGTGAACTTATAGAAGATCCCGATTTTAATCAGGACTATACCATTACTCGCCGTTCTGGTGAGTGGGAGATGGGTAGATATGAAGTAGAAGAAACCACAATAGCTACTTATGGTATCATTGACCCAAAAAGTACTTCCGAACTAGATGTAAATAATCCAGATGGTTCTCTAGTTCATGGTATTATTACAGTCTATACTCATACTCCTATGTATATCACTGTTCTTAATCCTACAAGTCAATCCGGTTATATTTCCGATGAGGTTACTTGGCAAGGGACAAAATATATTGTCATAGATGGGGAGAATTACTCCGACTATGGCTACTATGGATATACATGTCAATTAAAGGATGCAGCCGGTGACTTTGACGCTTAATTGGACAGATGAAGAACTACATGATGCTATTACCACGGTCTTAGCTAATATAACAGGTTTAGATCCAAATAGTGGTGAGATCCGTATAGCTTATAGTCAACAAGGACAACCGAGCTGGAGACATGATGATACTGTGGTTGCTTATTATCTAAATCCGGTAAATGATGCCTTTGATCAAGATATAACCGATTCTTTAGAATATGATGGTGAAAAAGATCTTATAGTTAAAACAGAGAGATTTACACAGGTTCTAGAATGTAGATGTTCATGCTATGGACCTCAATCAAGAATGTTATCAACTTTGATAAGAGCTGGAATACAATCAGATGAAAATAGATTGACTCTTTCCAAAGTTGGTATCTACCCGGTACCGAAAGTCCCGCCACCGATTTTCATGCCTTACGAATATAACAAGCAATGGTGGTTACGTTCGGACGTGGTAATCACACTAAACGTATTTTCAACAATCACTTCAACAGTTAACCGTTTGGTTTCTGCTGAAATCTCAATTAATAGTGAAAACACAGGAGAAAAAATTAATGTCAACACTTCCTCTTAAACCTGTAGTAGATGTCTATTATAATTTAGATGCTATCTCTACAGTTCGTCAGGGATTTAATCTTGGCGCTATTGTTGGTTCCTCTAATGTTATCTCCCAAAGTACGAGGGGGGTAGTATTTAATAGTGTAGATGAGATGCTTGAATATGGCTTTACATCTATTCACCCAGAAGTATCAGCTGCTCAAGTTTATTTCTCTGCTGATTCAAATCCAAACCAATTATATGTTGGTAGATGGGTTAAAACAAGTTCTTATGCTACCCGCTATTATAATGGAGCAATCTCTAATGGTAATATTGTAACAATTGGAGAAGATTCTTACACTGTGGGTGATGGAACTGATGATACAACTACGATAGCTGATATTGCTGCTGCAGCTACTACAGCTGGAGCTACTACAGCTACTTATACAGAAACTTCATTGTATATTTTATTTACTGCAACCACAGAAGGCTCTGAAGGTGTTCCTACAGCTTTAACAGTGGTTCAAGGTAGTGGTTCTACAGTTGGCCAAGTTATTTTTACAGCCGGTGAAGATGCAGAAACTTTCTTAGAAGCAGTTCAAGCTATGAAAGTTGCTAATAATAATTGGTATGCTTTTGCTGCTCTAGAGTTCTTGTCTACCGATGTTATTGAAGCAGTAGCTAAATATGTAGAATCTACTTCTGGTAATAACCCAATCACTTATTTTGCTCATACAAATGATAGCAATGTAATTAATGGGTATGCTGGCAACTTATTTGAAACTCTTAAAGGATTAAAACTGGAAAGAACCATTGGTACTGCTACGACTCAACCTTATACTCATGTTGGTATAATGGGGTATGCAATGGGTCAAACAAGAACAACAGCTGATAGTTCATATACTCTTGGAATTAAAGCTATTCCGGGAACATTAGTTGATGGTTTCACTTCTACCCAAGTTTCATCCATTGAAGGAAACTATGGTAACGTATACATCAACAGAGGTTCATACTATGATATGTATGAAAGAGGAACAGTCTTTTCTGGAGGTTACTACGATGAAATTATCCAACTTGATAAAGTGGTTAATGATATTCAGCTTTCTGTTATGGATTTACTCTATGCTAATCCTAAGGTCCCTCAGACTGAATCAGGTTTGGCTTTAATCCTAACAACTATTGAATCGGCATGTCGCCAAGCTGTTAAAATTGGCTTCGTTGCTCCGGGTCAGTGGAATGGTGGTAAAGTATTAAACCTTGAGAATGGTACTTATTTACCAAATGGCTATTTGATTCAAGCAGAAAGTTTTGAGAACCAAAGCCAAGCAGATAGAGATGCTCGTAAAGCTCCAAACATTTATGTAGCTTTGAAATTAGCTGGAGCTATTCAATCTGTGGTTGTTCAAATTGATGTTAATAGATAAGGAGATTAACTAATGGCACAAACAACAACTTATTCATTCGATGATGTAGAAGTTACTTTTACTCATCCGGGAATCGGTCTTTACTTAGTAAATGGTAAAGGCATTGGTAGTATCTCGGTAACCATGAGCACAGAAAAATCAGCTCATGATGTAGCTGCTGATGGCTCAGTCATGGTTTCTAAGATTCCAGGTGATAATGCTGCTCTTGATATAGAAGTTCAACAAACTTCTGAATTTCATAAGTGGCTTACCAACTATTATAACTTTGTAAAACTTGCTCCGGCTAGTCAATGGGCAAATGCCGCTATTGTTATTCGGGACAAAGTTGGTGGGGCAATAATTACAGCTCTTGATGTATCTCCTTTGAAAAAAGCTGATAAACCTTATCAGGCTCAAGGTCAAAGAGTTACATGGCCGTTCTTATCTGCTAACTGCCAAGAAGTTGCAATTTAATATTTAATTTGAAAGGTGAGCTATGGATATTAGATCAACAGAACGTGAAATCGAATTAGAGGGCCGGAAGTTTGTTCTTAAAAAGTTCGACCCTCTTTTTGGTTCTTATATATCTTTGAAGGTTTTTAACGCAGCCGATGAAAGTAAGAATAAATTCAGTGTTGAAGATGCTCTTACAAAAATCATGGGTGAAGATTATACACACTATGTTCAACTACAAACTAAAATTCTTGGTTACTGTAGTGAGGTTCTTCCAGCCGGAAAAATTCCAGTGGTAAACAGTGAAGGAAATATAGCTGTGATGGACATGACTGCTCCTATGACTTTAGCTTTATCGGTATCAGTAATCATGTTTAGCCTTGAAGATTTTTTCGACAAAGGGGAACAAGAGAATCTGGAGAAGGAAACCAGAGAAGCTCTGTCCCCACAGGTTCCTCATCTTTAACCGAAGAATTAGTCCAGAAGCTCCTGTGGTTACCAGTTCAAAAAAGATACTGGAAACAACATGAGCTATGGGACGGAACTTATACTATAGCTGATTGGCTTGATATTTTAGAACTTATACCAGAGTTTGAACAGGATTTTGTTTCTCTACTTAGAGGATTCACCGGACAATGAGTAATTTAGACTATATTAAATCTTATTTAATTAAAGTTGGTGTAGATGTTGATAATAATAGTGTCAATAAATATAACAACTTTGTTAAAAAGACTGACTTAAAATTTGGTGAATTAACTAAGAAGCTGATGAAATATGGAGTTGCTATCAATGGTATATTTGATACTATATTAGTTGGAGCCTATAAGTTTAGTTCTGGTATAGCTAAAGCTGATATGGATTTACAGAGGCTTTCAAAGCGGATGTATATGTCCAGAGATTCTGCCAAAGCTTTACAAACCACCCTTAATGCAATGGGTTTAGATCGTGGTGATCTACAAGACATTGCTCTAAACCCGGAACTTACTACTCAGTATAGAGAACTTCTAAAATTATCCAGATCACTTGGTACTCCGGATTCCGTTAAAGAAACTCTTAGAGATATTAGAGCAATTGGATTTGAATTCAGTAAGCTTAATGTTATCTTCTCCCATTTTACAGAACGAGTAGTTCATTTTGCTTTCAAGTCTTTAGGTAAACCAGCTAGAGACTTCAAAAAGTTTCTTAGTGACTTTAATACCAGGTTCGCTAAACAGATTGATGCTTGGGCTCAACGTATCGGGACCGCACTTGGTATTATAGTCCGATTAGCTTTTAGATTCAAAGAGCTTCTTAAAAATATCTCTGATTTAATTTCTGGATTGTGGGGTAAATTAACTGGTATTCAAAAAGGAATTATAGCTGCAATTGGAGCTATTAGTCTAGTTATTAAAGCTAGCCCTATATGGAGACTTATTACAATCATCAGTGGATTCTTAATGCTTCTTGATGATTATAAAGTTTACAAACAAGGAGGAGTTTCTGCTAATATTCTTAAACCAGTTTGGAGAACAGTAGATAATCAGCTAAATAATCCGGATAGTATCTTCAATAAAATCAGAGACCTTATTAAAGAAACTTTTAACTTTGAAGTTTTAACCCAAAAACTAGAAGAGGTTAAAAATAAAATTAAGGAATTTGATTTTGATAAGTTTAGAGAAAAATTAAAAGAGGGACTAAAAAATCACTGGGAAAATGCTAAGAAGTTTTGGGAAAACTTTGAACCTCTCAAAAAGATCAGAGAAATATTAGAAGCTTTTTGGAATTGGCTTAAGGAAAAACTAGGAATTGGAAAGAGAGATCTTTCTAAACCATCTAAAACTTTCTACACGCAGGAAATAAGACATCCTACAGATCAAAAGACTGGAATGGGTTTGAATTATGGTGGTCTCCCGGCCAACCCGTGGACAGAAGAGGGACAAAATAGATTAAAAGAGATAGCTAAAGTTCGGAAAGCCAAAGAATATGAAAAGAACCAAACTCTTCTTCCAGGAGTTAAACCAAATTCTTATCCGGATATATTAAATGCTCCAAGAGATAGTGGAACTCAAACTTTGATTCCTTACTCCGGAGTTATTAATCAGGAGTTCAATTTTGAATTTCAAGGAGTTGAAGATCCTTATAGTTTCTCTAATACCTTGCAAACTATCATTCGAAATAATAAACCGAGATTTGTATAGACCATGTATTTTAGTGAATTAATATCAAGAGTCACTGGGGCTTATGCTGAACAAGTAAACATAGACGGATATGTATTTGATGCTTATCTTAAAATGCAACAGAACCAGAGGTTAGCCATAACAAACCACCCTGTGGAAACTGGTTCTCCTATTACTGATAATGCTTATGTTGAGCCAAAAAGTTTCCAGCTTGAAATCCTTATGTCAGAAGCTACCACGGGGAAAATCTATGGTCAGTTTGGATTAACTAATCGTTCTATTAATGCTTACAATTTATTAAACCAATGGCAAGAGCAAAGGAAGTTAGTTACTTTCAATGGCAAATATGGTTACTTTCAAAATTGCCTAGTAGAAGAGGTAACTCCTATAGATGACTATACTACTAAATATGCTATGAAAGCCTCTGTAACTTTACGGCAGGTTATTCTTACTTCTACCCAAATGACAGCAGTTTCTGCTGGTTCTTGGATGACTGATTCTATAAAGAGGGGCAATCAAAATGTGGAGAGTCCCTCTGATAATGTTTCTGCTTTGGTTCAAACCGGATTATTTGAAGGATCAATTGGAAAATGACACTCTCAGTTTTACCACTTCAACAAAACATAAATCAGACTTTTACCTGTAATCTTTCTATTGATTCTCAGAATAGACAGTTTGAGTTTGTTTTTGAATGGAATCCAATCGGGGACTACTGGCAGTTAAGTGTTACCGATCAGGTTTCTGGATTAGAGATTGTAAACCATCAACCCATCTGTCAAATAGATTTTCCTTATAATAACATAATAAGCCGATACTCCTACAAGAAAATTGGAAGTTTGTATGTGGTTAATCTTTCTGGAAATAAGGAAAGACCTACCTATGAAAATCTTGCTTCAGATTTTGCTATAGTTTGGGGAGATACTCCTGATGCAACAGTTTCTTAGAGATTATACACTTTACATCTCCGGTCCTAAGTATGGAGTCTATGGGAATAATGTTACTGTTGCTAGAACAATTAAACCCCCTCTAAGAATTACTTTTAATACTTACAAGAGTGTATTACTTGAAGCAAATACTTGTGAAATAACAATCTACAATTTGTCCCCAGACACAGAAAGAGAAATTATTCAACAGGGTTCAGAAATTATTTTAGAAGGTGGTTATGAAGGTAACACCGGAATTATTTTCAAAGGACAAGTCTTTCAACCTATAAGAGGAAAAGAAAATGGTACAGACTATTTTTTACGGCTTCTGTGTATTGATGGCGATGCTTATCTTAACCTTACTTGGGACTCCGAAACAATAGGTCCAAACAATACAAGAAGGCAACTAGCAGAACAAGTAATGAGAAGCTCCACAAACCAATTAGATTCTGTGGATGTATCTCAATTACCAAATACTAACTTTGTTGATGGTTCTACTCCCACAAATGAAAGATCAAAAGTTATCTTTGGATGTCCTTGTAAATATCTTAATAATATAGCGAAGATGGGAAACTCAACTTTTTATATAGAAGATAACAAGGGAAAATTCTTTGACCCTAATTCTACTAAAGGTATGCAAAATGCCCATGTAATAAACAAAGATACTGGAATGATCGGTAGTCCACACCAGATTGATAAAGGTGTTGAGGTTCGTTGTCTTCTAAATCCAAATATTAAACTTGGTGATTTTATTAAGATAGATAACAAATCAGTTATCACTAAGGAGTATGAATATGGTTCCATTCCTTACTTATTAGATAAAGATGGAATTTATAGAATAATTAAAATGCATGCAGTTGGAGACTCTAGAGGACAAGACTGGTACTGGGACCTTGAGACAATTACTCAAGCTGGAGTTACTCCTGAAATGATGATTGGACAGTATGGAGAATTGATGGTATGATATCTCTAGAAGAAAGAGTTGGTAGGTTAGAACAACTTTTACAAAATCTTGAACACAATGTGTTTTCTGGTTTAAGAGTTTCTTTACCAGCTATTGTAACTAGTTTTGATCCAGAAAAACAAACAGTCTCCTGTGTCCCAGCTGTAAGAGAATTGGTGAATACAAATGGCAAAGTTAAGTTTACAACTTTACCAGAACTTAAAGATGTACCTATTCAACTTCCCAGAGGTGGTGGATGGAGTGTTACTTTTCCAATTAAGTCGGGAGATGAATGTATGGTTGTATTCCAAGACCTTTGTATTGATGGTTGGTGGTTTAGAGGGGGCATTCAAAACTGGAATGACTTAAGGAGACACGACTTGTCGGATGCCATTGCGATTTTCTCACCTTATTCGCAACCGAATGCTCTCTCTTCCTATAATACTCAAGGAATGGAGATTAGATCTGATGATGGATCAGTTAAAATAACTTTAACTTCCGAAGGAGTTTCTATGAATTTTCCCGATGGATTCACTATAGAAGGAGATGGAGAAATAAATGGGAATCTTTCTGTTACCGGTGATGTTAAAGCTGGAACAATTTCACTTAAGGAACACACTCACCTATATAATCCGGGACCGGGTGATCCCACATCTACAGGAGAACCTCAATGAAATATAGAATGCTAGATACTAATGGGGACTATGTGCTTGGAATGGGTGAATCAGAATTTTTATCTGGATCAGAAGCAGTAGCACAAGCTATTGTGACACATATTAAATTATTACTTGGAGAATGGTGGGAAGATGTAAATCAAGGAACTCCTCTCTTTCAATCAATTTTAGGTAAGCCCGGATCGGAGGAACATCTAAACTCTGTGGATAATATTTACAAAGCTATGATTCTTTCTACTGAACTTAATGGTGAACAAATAATATATTCTATTGATAAATACGAAAGAGACTACAGTCCTACAACTAGAGTATATAAGTTTCAAGCAACAGTAACCACTATTTATAGTGAATCGGTAACAATTAAACAAGAACTTTCTATAGGATAAAAAGATGGCATATTTTACACCTTATATTGACAGTACTGGTATTCATATTCCAACTTACCAGGACATCTTGGATTATTATATAGCTCAAGCAAAATTAATCTTTGGGTCAGATATATATCTTGGAATTGATTCCCAAGACTACCAGATGTATTCTATTATAGCTAGATCAGCAGAAGCTTCATTACAAGCTGCTGTGGATAGTTATAATGCTAGAAATCCAGATACCGCTTTTGATGATACTCTGGACGGATTAGTTGCTATTAATGGTTTAGAGCGTAAACCTGCAACCTATTCCACAGTGACTCTTGATTTAACTGGTCTTCCATATACTTTAATTCAAGGCGGAGTTGTTCAATCGGATTCTGGTGATAGATGGAATCTTCCAAGTGAAGTGGTTTTGGATTCTTTAGGTAGAGCTACTGTAACTGGTATATCTCAACAAATTGGAGCCATAGTTGCTTTAAGTGGAGAAATTACAACTATCATTACTCCGACTTATGGTTGGTCCACAGTCAATAATCCAAATGCTGCTAATGTTGGACAGAATGCTGAAAGTAATTCTGCTCTTAAAAATCGCAGAAAAGTTGCTGTTGCTACACCATCACAAACTGAATTGGAATCTCTTACCGCTGGAATAGATAATGTTCTTGGAGTTACTGATTTTATGGTCTATGAAAATGATACTAAGGTAACAGATGCTAGAGGTCTTCCGGGAAACTCAATCTGTGCTGTTGTTGAGGGTGGAACAAACGAAGATATTGTGGAAGCCATTGGGAGACGTAAGAACATGGGTGTTCTTAGTTACGGTGATGTCACTCTTCCTTATACTAACAGGTATAACACAACTTTAGACATTAGCTTTTTTAGACCGGTCTATGTTCCAGTATATATAGAAGTTAATATTAACCCCCATGATGGATATACTACTGAGGTTGGAGATCAAATTAAAGAAGCTATTGTTAAATACTTCTCTGATTTAAGAATTGGCAATAATTTATACAATTCACAATTATGGGAAGCAGCATTATCAATTAGTCCAGATGTTAAACCTTATTTTTCAATTGATCCAACTTTAGGCATTAAAATTGGAACCGAAGAAGGTGTATTATCTCTACAAGATTTGATAGCAACCTATAAACAAAAGTTCACTGTGGATGCTGAAAATATATCAATTGAAATTCCCGGAGAATAATTAAATGACTACCATTGACACAAATTACTATTTGAATCTAATTACTTCGGAACATGCTAATAAACCAAAGTATGTAGCTTGGATGGCTGTATTACTCAAACCATTTATAGATGCTATTAATCTTAATAGATCTATAAAATCGGCTTTCTTCATTGATACAGCTACTGGAATTCAATTAGATATAATTGGAAAATGGTTAGGATTATCCAGACAGGTTGACTTCCAACCCACAGATGGTTCAAGCTCTATTCTTACAGATAAATATTATAGAATAGCTCTAAAAGCTAAAATTGTTAAGAACTTATGGAAAGGAACCATTGAAGACTTCTATAACATGTGGCAGATTCTCTTTGATGGAGAAGATCTACAAGTTTATTTAGCAGATAATCAAACAATGGATTATGTGGTTGTAACTTGGGACTCTACAACAGCTGATTCAATGATTAGTGATCTGCTTCGTAATGGGTATCTAATTCCAAGACCCGCTGGATTAGGTATTCTTTATAATGATTTGAATGCGGATGAAATCTTTGGCTTTGATGGTTCGGACTTCCAGCCGTTCAATCAAGGTGTCTTTTGGCCTAACAATTAAAGGAGTTAAATTATATGGTTAATGTATTAACTAAACCACAAGTATTAGCTCAACCTTTTGCCGCTGATGGAGATAAGAACACAATTCCTAATGATGCTACTGGAACACAGAATGCTTCTTTAGAAGAAGGTTTTCCTCAGGTCACAGAAAAAACTATTGCAACAGGGGGTATTCCACCGGTTCGTAAAGACTTTAATGGTGCAATCAACCTAATGTCTCAGTTTTACTTCTTTGAGCAAAATGGTGGAACTTATACTTTTGATCAAACAGTTTCCGATGCAATAGGTGGATATCCACAAAATGGTGTTCTTTGGTATTTTGGAACAGATGGAACTAAAACTCAGGTTGTATCTAATATTCCGAACAATGGTTATAACTTTGTAACAAATCCAGATTATATAGGAGATAGCTCTAAACCTTGGTCTATTGTTTCCACAGAGAAAAGCAATCTTCCAATGGGAACTATTGTTACTTATGAGTCTCCATCTGATGACTTTGGTCTTGAACCATTGAACAGTCCAGAATACCCTACTGGCAAATTGCTTCAGGATGTTAGTAATACATATCCAAACTTTTGGGACTTCTGTGTTGCTAAAAAGACTCTTGCAATAAATGGTGACACAACTTATTCTCGATATAACCATACACAAGCCGAATATGATGCAGAACTAACAGCAAAAGGATTCTGTGGTTGGTATGTTATTGATGAATTAAATAATACAATTAGACTTCCTTATTATGGAGCAGCTTTTCTTCAAGGTTATAAATCTGGAGATGTAAATAAACAAGCTGGTCTTCCAAATATTCTGGGTAGAATAGCTGGTATCTCTTATGATACTAATGATTCTAAAAATGGTATGGAGGGGGCTTTTTACTGGGATACAACTACTCCCCAAATACTTGGAGCTGGTCAAGGAGCTCAAGATTATTATGGTAGATTTGATGCCAGCAGATCAAATTCAATTTATGGGAGAAGTTCTACGGTTCAACCAAATGCAATAGCTATTTATTACTATATTGTAGTTGCAACTGTAGCCACATCAATTTCAGCAGCTGAATGGGATGCTAAACAGGATAAAGCTAATTTAGTTACTTCCATATCTTCAGCTTCTACAGATACACAATATCCTTCAGCAAAATGTGTCTATGACATTGTTGGAGATATTGAAACTTTACTTTCATCTATTTAACTATAAGGATTTTTGAAATGACAATTGCAAGTGAGATTCAAAGAATCAAAACAAATATAGAAAATGCATATGATGCATTAGAAACAGCCGGAGCTACTATGCCAGCTACAGAGAATAGTGCTAATCTAGCCTCAACAATCGCAACAATTAGTGGAGGTGGAGATGCAATAACAGCAACAAATAACTCATCGTCTGCCGTTACGAATGGCGATAAAGTGTGGATTGAGCCACCCGTGCCAACAAGAGATTTTACAGCATTTAATAATCCTACGATTGATGATGCTACAACTACAATGTATGGGAAAAATGATGTAAACACTGGTATTTATAAAAACAAAGAAAATATCCAAGCAACGACAAAGCGTGAGTTTATTGTAAAATATAAGTTTGCTACCAATTCTTTATCTAACCTTGGTGCAGGATATCCAACAGCTCATTTTAGTGGAAGCATAGATTACGGCGGAAACGTATATGGGTTTACACGTTTATTTTTAAGTACAAACGGTTGGTATTTAGACCAATATGCTTCATCAGATAGTGTTTCAGTTTTACCGAGCACAGATGTAACTCAAAATGTTTGGTATTGGTTTAAACTTGAACTAACAAATACATCTATGACATCTTATTATTCAATGGATGGCACAACATGGACACAAGTTGCAACAAAATCTGTATCAGGGAAATTGAATCTTTATGCAGATAGTTCGCATCAATATACAACAATTTATTGTAATAAATCAGAATTAACTTGTGATTTAGGTGGTTGTGCTTATTTGGTTGATGGGCAAGAGTTTTGGAAGCCATATATCGAATCAAGCACTTATTCAATCAAAGATTTTTCATCTGTCACATCGTCTTTCTTGACAGGTGTTGCAAGTGAAAATATTGCAATATCAAGCACCGGTTCGGTCAAAACAATTTTACCAGAAGAATAGGATGCTCACTAATTATAAAATCCTTATAGTCATTGTTCTCTACGTGGGATCCTGTTTCCTGTGTTATTTACTGGGCAGATCCCATGTAGAGACTAAGATTATTAAGGAGAAAGGTGAAGAGATTGTTAGAGAAGTGGAAGTTATTAAATATGTTGAAAAACAAAAGTCAGAGATATGGTCTGCTCCTAATGCTACTAGCTCTGAACTTCTTGAGCTCATGCAGAACAATCAATTATAACAATTGCCCAGTATATCCAGTAGCAGGCCCAACTGTGGCCACAGAGCTTATCACTCTTGATCCGGCTAAATATCCAGCTACTTGGGAATGGTTAGCCCGTATAAATAAGCTTAGAGAAGAGTTAGAACTTTGCAAATAAAATATACAAAGATTCCACCCTCTTCTTGTAAACGTAACCGGGAATTCTATAAAAATCATGTTAGAAAAGCTTTTATTATGTGGTGCGCTTATGAAGGTCTTCTTGATTATGTTTTTACTAAACATGAGATAGAAAAAGCAAAGAGAGGTATTTTACCAAAAGACTGTAATGTCCATCACATAGTTCCTTTATCCGGAACAGAAGATCCATTAATCCATGAGTTTAATAATCTAGTTATTATACATGTAAAAACTCATGAACATCTTAACCGGGATGTCTTTGCTCCACAGCTTAGACCTTTGTTGAAAGAACCTTATGGAACTTCCATAATAATTGATGTCCCAGACTATCACTATGTTGATGCTGTTGGGATTCAATCCGAGAGATTAAAACAATTTGTATTAAGGAGAAAAAATGGAAAAGAGTATTGAACTTAAACCAGAAGAACGTCAACCCTGTGAAATCTGGACTCGGGTCATGGGTTATCATAGACCAGTATCTGAGTTTAATAAGGGCAAAAAAAGTGAATATTATACTCGTAAATGTTTTACAGAGGAAAAAGTAAAGGAGAAACTAGATGGGTCTGATATTAGCATTCTTTCGTAGATTCTTTGGTGGTTATGATAGCAAGTTTGATTGGCTTGAGAAACGTGGTGTTCAAGCTGCTTTTTGCATAATAGCAGTTTTTTGTTGGGAACTTCATAGGGGGTTTTCTTGGTGGAAAGCTCTCATCATCAGCGTTTTGGTTTACATCTTTTGGTGTGAAGGTCATTGGTACTACTTTATGTGTGGTACCGAAGATGACGAATATATTGATGAGCAACTTGCTAAAGGACGTAAACCATGTCTCAACTGGCTTGTGAAGCCAATTAACAAGTTCTTTGGATTTGAAGAAAGATCTAAGCAATACTGTTTTGTAGGACTCTTCATAAGATACGCTTTATACTCTATACCAGTATCTTTCTTTGTGGGTTTCCATTTCACCGGTTGTGCTATGGCTATTCCTTTTATTTACAATGCAATGTTCTGGGTAGATTTACCAAAGACAAAGTTTTGCAAAGCGCCAACTAACTGGGCAGAGTGGTTTGCCGGGCTAATTATAGGGTATGGGTTGTATTAGCAATAAGTAAGTTTTACAATATTCCGGTAATCATCCAGGATTTGTTTAGCTCCGGATTGTTTCTTTTGTAAAACTTTGTAGATAGTTTCCTCAATAGTTCCTTTTCCAAGAAGATAATAAATACTTACTTTTCGGGTTTGACCATTTCGGTGAACCCTATCCTTTGCTTGACTTAGATCTATATAACTATAAGATAAGCTAAAGAATACCACTGTGGAGGCACATTGGAGATTTAATCCGGTGCCTCCTTTTTTTATTTGTGTAATTAATATCTTTAAGTATGGATTCCGAACAAACTCAAGCCATCCATCAATCTTAGATCTACTATCATAGATTATATGATTTACTTTATTATGAAGAGCTTTTGAAATCATATCTATCTCATGAGTATATTTACAGAAGATCACAATCTTTTCATTTTCATGGTCTTCAATAATTTCTTTCAAATATTTAATTTTATCATCTCCAATTTCAATTGGTGTATGTTCTTCATCATAGATAAACCCACAGCTTATTTGTTGTAATTTAGTTACTAACTTTATTGCTAGGTCAGCTTCTATGATTGAGTCTTCAAGCTCAAGTAATTTATCCTCAACAAGCTGTCTGTAAGCTTTCAAAGTTGGTTTAGATAATTCTACCAGAACTTTTGTTTCTGTAACCTCTGGAAGGTCAAGGGCCTCCGATTTAGTTATTCTAAAACTATGTTCCCGGATTAACCTATAGAACTCCTCTTTCTTCTGTGGTTGTAATTCAATATCATGCATCATCCACCCACAGGGACGGAAAAATCTTTCTTTAATATCTTTTATTTTAACTCCAAAGATTGAATCATCAATAAATCTATACTGTCCAATGAAGTCCCAGTCATTGTTGCCTTTTGGAGTTCCAGATAAAGCTAATCTATATTTTGCATTCCGAGAAAGAAAATAAGTTTGTTTAGATTGAATTGAATTGTGGTTCTTTATTCTGTGTGATTCATCAGCAATGACTAAATCATAACTATTTTTAAGTTTACTAGCTTTTCCTTTGTATCTCCTAAGCGATTCATAATTGGTTAAGCATACGACTAATTTTTGCAGGTTAGAAGTTGGTGTTAATGGGTCATGTGAGATAGTATAAGGAATAACGAAACTTTTAAGCTCTTCTTCCCAAACAGTTAAGACTGACTTAGGTCCTAAAATAAGGACATTATTTATTAAACCTCTCTTCCATAGGTTCCCAGCATATTTCAAGGCTGTCAATGTTTTTCCGGTTCCTTGCTCCATCCACAGACCTAGTGAGCCTTGTTTCATGGCTTGTCTTACGGCTTTTCTTTGGTATACATATAGCTTTTTGTTCAAGATATTCCCTGACCACCTGCTCTGCTTGCTCTGGTGATTTAACACAGGCTCCACATCCACCATTTTCATTGACATCATCTATTTCCTTTTGTTGTAATTCGGTTGGTTCATATTTAATTCCTGGCTTATCTTGTTTCACCTCAAGATTAAAATAATAACCACAGCAACATCCAACTATATCACCAATTCCTGCCTGTTGGAAAGGTCCACCATGTATCTTATGCCAGACTCCACCAAAAGTTTCCCTAAGATGTTTTTTTATTTTTTCCTGTAATCTTGTTTCTGGTTTTTTCATAAATACAAAAAGAGCCCAGTTATTAGCCGGGCTCCCTCTCACCTTTAATTATTCATCCAATCTACCGGCTTTACGGAGACCGGCAATTACTGAACGACGTTTTGAACGGGTAGAAGCTTCATCATCAAGTTCTAAACCAATCTCTTCGGCAATAGCCTTAAGTTGTTTAGTTCCTAGTGATTCAATCTCTTCTACTGTATAGACCTGTTCCTCTTCGTCCTCATCCTCTTCGTCTGTGGCAGCAGCTTTTGCTTTTTCAAAGGCTTTTTTCTTTTCCTCAAAGGTATCATAGTCATCAAGATCAATATCTAAACCAAGTTCATCAATCTCTTCTTCCATTTGGTCAAGGAGATCTTCTTCATCTAGTTCTTTTGACTTTGATTTTTTTGATTTTCCCTCTTTTGCACTATTTTCTTTAGCCTTTTTAGAACTCTTTGATACAGGTTCTTCCTCTTCTGTTTCGTCATCCTCTTCGACATCTTCTGGTTCCTCTTTTGATTTACTTGAAGTAGAAGCTTCTTCATAATCATCCAAAGCCATGAAATCAGATACTTGCATATAGTATCCTTTACCATCTGCTCTTTCATTGCCTTCTTCTACTTCAATAACAAATTCCTGACCTTCATCGATAGCTTCATCTAAATCCAGGTCTTGAACTGAGTTACCAATTTCAATTCCCATACATTCTAACAATTCTCTAAGCTTCCACAAAGCTTTCGGTGTAATGAATGTGCTGGTGGAAATTGTAGAACCTTTACCTTTTCCAGAAGTTACTTGGAAAGTCCATTTAATAAAAGTTCTTCCCTCATCATCTTCATTAGATTCAGCTGAGATAGCTTTAACCACATATTCTCCGGGGTGTTGGATGAACTTACCGCCCTCTTCCTCTTCCCAGTTAATTGTGACTGTGTTTTTAGATTTTTTAGTTTTTTTAACCATTTTAATTTTCTCCATTTATTAAATCAATGATATCATCGTAGGAAGCATCAACCATAACTGGTTCAACTTCCTGGTTCTTTGGGACCCTCACTTTTGTTATATAGATTGGATGAGGACCGACCCTCAAACAATACTGGGCTTCTGTGGATGTTTTAGTTTTTCTTTGCCTGATGAAGCAATTACCTATAAAATCCACTGCTGCCAGTAAACTGCTTGAAATTGATGGCATGAGTCTAGGTCCAACCGATGGGTCAATCCTATCATCATCGCCTTCTTCATCACCTGCATTAAATGCTCTTTCATGGGAAAGATAAACTGTATTTAATTCCAGGTCTCTGAAATCTATAAGAAGTGGACCATAAGTTTGAGCAATTTCTCCCCAGTCAGATTTTGACATGGTTCCCCAGTTACCAATCTTATTTGGATCTACATTGGGTTTCTTGCGTTTCCTTAGGTCCTCTAAAAATAAAGCTTGCCCTGCTGTGGTTGTATCTAATACCACGGTTTTGAATTCATTTGGGTGGTCTTTCAAATACCAGTATATAGCATATAAATCTTCCACAGAAATTGCTCTAACAACTTTTACTCCTTTTATCTTTTTAGCTATGAGATAACCTTTTTCGTCTTTCATATCTACTAAAAGTAAAGGCTTTGGAAAAGTTGTTGCTAAAGTTGTTTTACCGGAACCAGGTTTCCCATAGAATAAACAATTAATATATTCTTCTTCCTGGTTTGGATCAACAAATTCTAAATCCTCAAACTCCTTAGAGGGTTTGGATTTATTCTTCATCTGGTTCTTGTGAATCATCTGAGTTGCTCTCCTTATATTCAAATTTTAACATTGTTGAAGTATCTAAGTTTTTAAGTTCTGCTTGGCATAATGGGTAGAATTCACACCAGCTACAATCTCTGGTAATGTTTCTATCCTTTATCTTTCCGGCATTTTTAAGTATTTCCTTTGCTGTGCATTTTGCATCCTCAAGAATATTTTTCTGGACCGATTTATTAAATGGTAAATAATGTCTTACGTAAAAATCTTCCTCTTTACCTTTAAGAAGTTCCTTCATATCCTTATAGTCGTCAATATTTAATCCAGCTTCTCTAATGGCTTTTTTATAAATGTCCCAAGTTGTGTCCATCCTTGCTGATTTACTTAAAGAACCATTTTTTAGAATCTCCGGTTTAGTGGGTTGTTTCCACCGAATATAGTTCCAAACCATACCTTCCGGATTAGGGAAGTTCTTCAGTTGATCCATTGCCCAGCCATAAAGATTTGATTGGATATTTAAGTAAGCAACATCTCCTTTCGGCAAAGTCTTATGAGTCTTGTGGTCCATAAGCCATATTCTATCATGGTCATCTTGAACTACCATATCAATTACTCCACCAAACCAGATACCAAGTTCCGGAATAAGTGGAACAGAAAATCTATGTTCTGCAACCCTTGTTCCTTCTGGATGTTTAATTGGGTAAGGTTTAAGATCGTCGTTTTTATAATAAGAAAAATAACCTTCCATGATATCTGATATCATCTCTTCCATACCAAAGTATTCTTGCTCTTCTTGGAACACCTTATAGTTATCTTGAATAAATTGATCAAATACTTCCCATGGATCTTCATGTTTAGCTTTTGCTTCTATCATAGCATGAACTATGGTTCCACGAACTAAAGCATTTGGTTTATGTCTTTTCTCTAATTTTAAGATGTATTTGTAATAATAGAGTCTGTGACAATGTCTCCAGTTCTTTAATCCGGATTGATGTATCTCTAAAACTTTATCAGTCATTTTTGTTCTCCCTTGTTTATGGTGATAATAAATAATATTTTAATATTGTAAACCTTATTCTTTGGATTCTCTCCAAACTGTTCCTTTCGACCATGGGCCAATTTCCACTTCTGCTTCAATTGGAATACCAAAGTGAACATTTAATCTGGAAAATATAGAGGGGTGTTCCATATAGTTTTTAAGATCTTTACAAACCTGGTCAAGAAAATCATTTCTAACTTCCAACATGATTGCATCATGAATAGTACCATTTGGTCTTACCACATCATTGGAATATTTATTACAAATATCGATGAAAGCATTAAGATTAACATCACTAGCCAAAGACTGAACAGGACTGTTAATACTATTGCGTTCAGCTTGGGCGATGGCCATACGGTTCTCCGAGTTATCTGGTAATTGTGCTTCATAAAGTCTCCTTTTTCTTCCAATTAAGTTTCTGACATATCCATGTTTATGAACAAACAATCTTTGTCTTTTGTGCCATTCCGGCAAATCTTGGTAAAGTCTAAAAAATCCTTTTCGAGTATTCTGGGCTTCCTTTTCTGAAAAGACCTGTCCATAATTATCTCGGGCATAATCCATAAACTTTTTCCACCCCATACCATAGATGAAACCAAAGTTAATAGCTTTACCTTTTTTGCGTTGTTCCTTAGTCATGGTTTTTGGATCAATACCGAAAATTGATTCCACAGTTCTTGTGTGGACATCTACTCCGGTAAGATAACAGGTTCTTAATTCTCTATCCTGAGACATCTCCGCTGCGATTCTTAATTCGGCTTGTGATAAATCGGCTTCCACCAAAGTCCATCCTTCTGGAGCATCAATGATAGAACGAATACTTGGGTCTCTTGGGACCTGTTGTAAATTAGGATCAGAACAAGCTGGTCTACCGGTGACAGTTCCATGAACCTTGAAAGTTGGATGGATTCTTTGGTCTCCAGATTGTTCAGTTAACTTCTTCCATGGGTCCAAGAAAGTAGATATAAACTTAGTGGCCTTCCGGTTCTCAAGAAGTAACTGTGGAACCTCATGCTTATCTTTTAACCGGAGTAAAACGGATTCAGACATGGATGGAGCTCCAGCTGGTGTCTTATCTAGTATAGGTAATTTTAATTTGTTAAATATAACATCTGCAACTTGTTTTGTGCTATTCCAATTTATATCTCCATATTCTTTTAGCTTTTCTCCAGTTTCTGTAGCTATCTTTTGCCAATGCTCCGTAGCTTCTGCTAAAGTTTTTGGATTGATATAAGTCCCATTGTTTTCTGCTCTGGCAAAAGTTCTTACAGCTGGCATTGTTATTTCATTAAATACCCGATAAGTCATTGGATCTTGTTCTAGCATTGGCTTAAAGATTTTATAGAGGTCATAAGTATACCTGATATCTTGGGCTAAATAAGCACAATGTGAAGCAAGGTCTCCATAGCCATTCTTTTCAATATCTGGAATATCATAGATGTCAACTCCTAAATACCTTGCTGATAAAAGTTTCAAACCATGTTGATTATTTTCATCAAGGTTATAATGAGCTAACATTGTGTCAAAAGTAAAGTCTATCCAAACTCCATAGCATTGATATATCCACAGAGTATCAAACTTCCCATTGTGTCCAATTACTTCTTTGTTCTTTATGAAATTGGCTATCTTCTTGATTATCCTTGTCTGCCATTTATGTTTGCCTTTGTGGGGACTTTCTTGATGGTCTAAGGGTAAACACCAAGCATGATTCTTGGTAGCAATACCAATTGAGGCCATGAACTTATCTGGAACAAATTGATCAAGGCCAGAGGTCTCGGTATCTATCGCAATAGCTTTCGATTTAATAATATCAAAGAACATATCTTCCACATCCTCTCCTGTGGTTACAATAGTATGTTCTACTTTATTTTGAATGGATTGACCGGAAACCAATTTAGAAAAAGATTTAATATGTTCTTGAAGTAAAGGTAACTTCTTATTATGATTGAAAGTAGCTTCCGGTTCTGTAATAGTTACGTAGAATTTTTGATTAATTAAGCAGCCTTTTGCTTGCTGATATTTTAAGTTCTTGTCTTTTATTAATCCATAGGAAACAGAGCCCATGACCAAGATATAATCATATTCATCAAGATCCGAAAGTTGCCAATCTAACTTTTTAATGGATTTAAGTGATTTGAAATAGTCCCAAGTATCTGGAACCAGTGAACATTCTTCAGGTGCTAGATAAGCTATTTTATAAGGTTTCTTCATTTATGATACCTCCTGTTAGAATTCTATATACCTTAATATTATTTGAAAGTAAATAGGCAATTCCGGATTCGTCTCTATATGGGTAACGATAATAGACTTCCTCGATATCTCCTCTTTGAATTATTTTGTTAGCACAATCTATACAAGGAGACACTGTGCAAAACAGTCTATAAGTTTTTAGCCTACCATTAACGACTCCGATTCCTTTTTCCCGGTTGCTTTTTTGATAATCTATAGAGAGATCATATTGATAATCTGACATCCTTCTTATAGCATTATCCTCTGCATGAATAGCTAGGTCACAACCAGCATGACAGTCTTCTTTCAAACAATGGGGAACTCCAGAAGCAACTCCATTATAACCAATGGCCACAATATTGTTATCCTCATTGACAATTACGGCTCCAACATTATTCCTGAGACAAGCAGATCTTTTAGCTACTGTTTCTGCTATATCCATAAACATTTGTTCTCTTGATATTCTTGCCATTCTTTACATATCCTTCTTATCTCTGAACCCCAAAAATACAGGGTGTCTGGGTTTATCAACTTGTCCATATCCGAAATATTTATATTTAACAATTTTACCAGGTAGAGAATCCTTATGTTTCCAAAGCTTGTCCCGTTCATCCCCATCGAATCCGGAACCAATGTTAAACTCAACCCCAGTCTTGAGGTCCTTAACATTTAATGAACCCAGAGTATTCTGTGGAACCATACCGGCTTTACAATTACTGCGTTTAACTTTACCCAGTTCATCCCTAGAGGCTTCATTCTGATTAGAGAGTAATTCTTCCACAGAGATTATCTCTGCTTCTGAGTCCCGATACCTTTTGATCTTTAACATGTAACCTTCTTTAAGAGTTGATCTACCATATTTATATGGACTGTTCGGATCCTTGATAATTACTCCTTCATAACCTTCTTCTAAGCATTGGGCCTCAAACTCTAATAATTCTGGCATACTAAAGATGAGGCGTTGTTTAACCAGGAAGGTGTGTTTGAATATGGAGCTACCAGCTTCTAAATCTTTATATCTCTCATGGAATCTTGTAAGAGGAGGCTGTCCAGAAAATTCTGGAATCTGATCAAACACATAATAAGTTACATCAGGTTCACCCTCTTCCGACATAACCCCAGAAGTAGTTTTATTAAAACATTTTGGATCAGTAGGAGAGCCAACAATTAGCTCTCCATCCAATCCCTCATACTCTGGTTTATTTTCAAACAAGCTACGAACATATTTATTTGGTATAGGTTTGAGGCTTCTGCTCAATAGTTTGCCATTTATAACCACAGCACGGATTCCATCAAGTTTAGTGCTAGCATACATAGGAAGTGGAACATTGGTCATATCAGCATGTTCTGCTAACATTGGCTTGAATTTAGAAGACATCTTTAATATCCTTTTTGTAAACGTGGAAAGAAGCAATGTGGTGAATAAAGTCCCCAGTAGGAAGCCCGGTCTTTTCCGAAACATACTTCATAAGTCTTAAAGCTTCATAGACATCATTTGGGAAATGAGTGTTAAAATCACAGCTTCTCATGGAGTATTCCATATTTAATCTTCCTTGCCTATATTGAAAAAGATAACTTAATGAACAAGGAACTCGGGAAATAGCAGTTCCTAGATAAGAACTGTCCTCGGGTTTCCAAACAGTAATGTAAGCTTGTCTTGAAAGGTTATCTCTTTTCAAAGCTTCAATTACTTTATTTACTTGGTCATTCATGGCAAACCGTTCTGAATAGGAATAATCAAACTTTCCACCCTTATTCAAAAATTCATTCCATACTTGGTCTCTTAATTTATAAGCAGTTCCCGGATTAACTGGGTCTCCACGGATACCATCTTCTCTTTCTAACCATTCGGCTAAAGCCCAGTCTTTGTTTGGAAGTCTATTAAATAGTTGTTCATATTTAGCTGGCTCAAAAGGATTAATGATTCGGTAGGAATAGAACTGAAGTTCCTTTGTGGAATAGTTATCATCATTCTCAATGTTTTTATTTTGCATTGTTTTTGTATGGACATCTATTCCCATCTCTGCTAGGTCTCTTTTAATTTCGCTAAATGCTTCATCAAAATTACTAAAAATTCTCATTGTTTATTCTCCATAAGTTAGGGAGCTAGGAACCATTGAAAATAAGAAGCGTTAAATCAATCAAGGGGAGAATCAATGGCTCCTAGCTAAAAAATTAATAGTGTGAACGAATTCTGAATTTATTTACTTCGGATTTTTTGAAATATAAAGTAAATATATCTTTTGCTTCTAATCCATGTTTCTCGGAAAGAACTTTGAAATATCCAATCCAAGAAGGAAGGATTGCATCCATGAAAGCTTGTTTATCAGTAACCATGTGGGTTTGTTTCCACGGCTTATTTTTAAGTTTATTCATGGCATTACCAATTCCTTGACCAATGTGAGTATAGATTAATAAAGCATCAGGAATATATTTTAGTTCTATATTTTCCGAGATAGATAATCCTTTTGAAACTCCCTCTAAATAAGAAAGTTTATCCACTCCATTCGGAATCTCATAGAAATCTTTAATCTCTTGGGGTCCAATTCCACAGAGGATGTTTAATTCAATAAAGAAGTGGATTGAATCTATCATCTCTTCCAGGAAGTGTTCTGGATTATCCGGGTGTTGAACCAAAGCATCTGTGGCTTCATAAAGTTCTTCCTGGACTCTCCAGGCATAATCTTTTAATCTAGCTTGTCCTTTTCTATCATCTAGATCAACTGGCATATCTTCTGTTTGAAGTAAACCATTGGCTCCTTCAATTGGTAGATATTTAATAGCTAATTCATGTTGTCTCTTGAACATTAAATCCAACATATCTTGTTCACCAATTACTGGTGTTGGAATCTCTTCCACTTTTACATCTGCAACGTTTACCATTGTTTTAAGTACTCCATTAAAAATTGTTTAAGTTCAGTTAAAGCAACCTCTCCCCTTGTATAATCATATTTATAAAAGTTGTGAGGTTTAATCATAGCAAAATAATTGTCGTAAGCATCAATGATGAGCTCTTGATTTTTTATAATATTTAGAACGTGTTCCTCGGTATCATAATCTTTCACTTGATGATTTTTCATATCCATAATTACTGATTTGTCTGGTCGACAATATATAAAAAATGGATCCAAAGTGATCAAAGCTTTTTGAAGTCTTATTTTATCCATTGGAACATCAGTCCATAAATCTTTTCCTCGTAGAACAGGACCATAGATACTTTCACCAATTAAAGAAAATCTATCAACCACAGTAGCTTTGTGGGTATAAGAGATAGCTTCTTTAAGGATAATCTCCGTTCTTTCTACAATATCTTTAGCCCCAGATGGTGGTCCATGTCTACCATGTTTTAATTCTTTAACTTGTAGGTTATCTTTTAACCATTGTATTAGAGTAGATTTTCCAGAGTTATCCGGTCCTTCAACTATAATCATAAAATGTTCTCCCTATGTTGTTGTCGACGTAATTCCCTACGTTCCTTGACTGTTAAGTTATTATAATTCATCTTTTGCTTAAATAAATAAAATTCTGGAAATTGTCCTAGAAGGTCTATTCCTTTTGAATTTATTCTAAATAAGTAATAAGATTCTGTTTCCTGTGCTATGTCACAGTATCCTTTTTTATAAGCTCTCTTAGCCCATATCTTTCTAAAGCTTCCATCCTCTGTCAAACTCTCTTTATAATAAATTAAACCAGAAGAATTCTCCGAGGATCTTGCAATTTTAGATAATTCATAAATCAGTTTTCTGTTTTCTGTTCGCCCAGCTTCCATTTGCAAACTCCATCTGTTTCTCTGATCATTACTACATGGCATATATGTCTAGCTTTTTTCAAAGCTTTTTCTCCAATGCCTCTTGCCTCTGCTTCTCTTTTAATATCCATAGTTGGTAAACATTTACTATCTGCTAGAACTGTTTGTAAGAATTCCACAGCAGCATCGGTTGAACCTTTAACATTTGTAGCTTGGGTTCCAAGAACTTCATTTACATCAACATCTATCTCTTCTCCAAACTCAAATGGGTGTTGTTTATCTCCAGCATCCAAAGTGTAGGAAATGGGTTTCCCAAGAGGAGCCAAGTTTGATTTAATGTGGCAAATAACTCTTCCATCATTCGGGTCTTGTGGATTCCTTCCTATAGCCAAGCAAGATCTTACTGCAGCTGTTAAGTCAATAGAACCAAGTCCACGATAAATAGCTTTTTCTTTACCTCCTTTTGTTAGGTGCCGGACAAGAACAATAGCTACATGGTTATCCTCGGCTATCTTGGTAAGCCTAGCCATAATTTCACGGGTCTCATTTGCTTTGTGGAGATCTATCTTTCCACCAAGATAAGCTACTAATGGATCAATGATAATTAGCTTTGGTTTTATTAATTGGATTGCTTCATTTACTGCCTTTGCTCCATTTTCTGTAAAAGATACCGGTTCGGGAATAGCTACTATATTTTGAGTATTTGCTTTTAATGTTACAAGTCTTGGTTTGATGGTATCGGCTAATCCATCTTCTGCCGACATGATTAGGACTTTACCTTTTTCCTTGTTTATTTGATAGGGTAAAGCTTTGCCTCTGGAAATATATGAAGCTAAAGCCATAGTCAACCAGGATTTGCCAAGTCCCGGATCACCTTCAATCATGGTAAGTTTACCAAGTGGAATGTATGGGTACCAAAGCCACTCAACAACTTCTGGTTCTATATCGTCTAAGTTTATTAAAGTAAGTTGATGTTCTGGTTCTTCCTGAATTCTTTTTTTCTTATTTGGTTTAGTGTTCTCTGGGTCTGGATGTATATGGGTGTCCCAAGCCTTTTCAATTTCTCTTCTTAACTGTGATTCCCGTTTTTTGAACTTATTCCATGGGCTATCTTTTATAACTGTAAAGACTTCATCCTGGCTTAATCCTCTCTCAATCAATTCATTTTCCAGTTTCCATAATACCTCTGACCTCATTCCTTCTTTAGCTTCGGAAAAAGTTCTTTTGATTGTGAATGGACTTATATTATATTTGCGAAGAATATCTGTGGAATCAATTTCAGCTTGTTGGTCTATCTGGATAGATTCATAAGGTATATCTCTACACCACAGGAGCTTTCCATACGGGGCTTCCGGATATTTATGATTCCGAGTTCCCGGTATTCTTAAAACTTGTGTAATGTCCCAACCACCATGATCAGCTCCCACAGCATAGGCTAGTTTTTTATTTAGTTGTTCTGTTTCTTCAAGAGAAGGAGCATTCTTCAAAATCCATAAACAAGCAAACCGGTTTGGTGAACTGGACCAAGCTATCTGTGGAGCCGGTTTAATTCTAGAAGGATTAGCATTATCTAAGTCAGACCATAGATACCGGGTTGGAACAGCTAAATCTTTTTTCCTTCTTGGTTCTTTGAAAGCATGGGGACAAAAATATAAATCATATCTATGAGTATCATATTGTTGAAAGAAATCCTCTAACACCTCTTCACTTAGTGGAGTTCTAAAAAAGTGGTCTTTCCATCTGTTGTTCCTTTTAGTTGAGAGACAGATATATAGACCAGATTTTAAGTTCTGGTGTAGTTTGATTAAAAAATTAATTTGTTCCTGCATACTTTCTCCCCAGTTAGTATCTTGTATAATTTTTTGAACTCTTTAGTTTTACGGAAGGTTTGAAAATGTCTCCAATGAGATCTTAACATTGACCCTCTTTCGTTACGTTCTAACATACCATTTATATAAAGTAAATAGTCCTGAAGTATTTCTCTCCAGTTAGGGTTAAAACTTTCCTTTTTAATTATATCAAGTAAATCTGGATTCATTAAAAATAAAGTATGGAGAAAGATCAGCGAAAGAGATAGCCTGGTAAAGAAGATTGTTAAGGTGTAGTCCTTAATTCCCAGATAAGGCATTACCTCCTCTTTGATGAATTTTAAGTCAAATAGGAACTTCCTACATATCTCAGTAGTCCTATAAAACAGTGTCGCCTCGCTGCGTTTTTTGCCTGTATACAGCACTAGACTCACCATACAATGGTCTTGTTTAGTATAGGTCTTATCCCTGTTCTGGAGGCTTATACTGACTGATTTAGCGCCTTTAGCTAGTCTCTCCTTAGCCCTATCCAGTGACTCCTGGTTAAAATAAGCATGTTTTATAGAGCTCATTTTACCTTCTTCTCCCGGATATATAGGAGAAAGATCCAAGTCATCTAAATGGTTAAGAGAAAATATTTGATTCTTAAATATGTGTTCAATTGCATGGGGTTTTTCTTTTTCCCGAGACATCAGATCAAGGATGAAACTAGACCACATCCACAGTGTATCATCTCTCATCACCGCTTCCTTTAATAACTCCCCTCTGAGCTCTACTGTGGATCTTATCTAAATTGGTTTGAATAATTTCATCAAGAGTCAAATTAAAATTAGCTGCAAGATCAGTAACTTTATCCACTGCTGACCTGAGGGCTATTCCTAAGTGGTAAGTACTTTGTGGATTTTCAATCTGTAAGTTCAAAGCCCCGAGGTCTCTGAGATTTTGTTTTAGCCGAGAAGGTTTAGGTTTTCTAAATTCGCTAAGGTGTTGGATTCTGTTCTCGTAGGAGACTAAATAAAATAGCATATCTCCAAGTTCTTTTTTAACCTGTTCCCGGAATTGATCTTTTTGATAGTCTCCTCTAAAAAATCTTTTTACCTTTCCGATCACTTCTCCATACTCTTCAAAAATTCCCAGTGTAAAATATTCCGGGTCTTTTATATTTTTAGTATTACTCTCTATCTTCTGTGCATATTCTTTTATATTCATAGATCTATCCTTTCCACCGATTTGATTTTTGAGGATAAAGTTTTGGGAACTCCATTTAGCTGAATAACCACTAAACTATATCCTTTTAATTTTTCCAATTCCAATTCTCTTAAATCCGGAACTAAAACTGGAAAGGTATTTAATTTACAGAATCCAATTACTTCTGTATATTTGTCTGACCAATTATTTAATATATTATTCATTGGCTTCAATGGGTTAATATCAAACTGATCAGAAGAATATAATTGGATTCTGTAAATATACATTTTTACATACCTAAAGCATTTGAATATGTATCCACAGCATTGCTGTAGTCTTGTCTGTCTGCTGCATCCATTTTACGAAGTTTGATGACAGCCTTGAGAGCTTTCTTATCATACCCGTTACTTTTAGCTTCAGCATAGACTTCTTTAATATCTAATTGAACTTCCCTCTTTTCTTCTTCAAGACGTTCAATTCTTTCAACGTATTCAACTAATTTTTGATCACTCATTGATTTAATCCTTTGCAAAAGAGGCCAGCCTTGCGACTGGCCGATTGTTTTTAATTAGTATAAAAGAAACTCAAATATGAATAAAAATTATTTAGCCGGGGCTTTTTTAGCCACTGGCTTTTTGGTTGCTGCCGCTGCCGGTTTAGCTACTGGTTTAGTTGAAGCTTTAGCCGGTGCTGCTTTATCTGCTTCCTTAGTAGGAGCTTTTTTAGCTTCTTTCGGGTGAGCAGCTCTCCACTCTTTAAGTCTTTCGACTGAGTGTGCCCTGTTCTCTGCAGCCTTGACTGCATTTTCTTTACGGACTTGAAGGATTTTAGCTACTTGGTCTTCTGTTAAAGCCCATTGTTCTCCTTCTGGTTTTTTGAATAAGCTACGAACAATTTTACGAACTGACACCGGAGAGATTCCATGTGCCTTAGCAATTTCATTCGGGGTATAAGTTTTTTTATCTGTCATTGTTTTCACCTTTTTGATTGTGGGATTCATCTCTAAATAAATATATTCTTCAAGTTCATCCCGGTTTAATTTACTACCATCTTTATCGGAGAGTGTATGGTAAACCCCCCTCAATTCTGCTAATGTTTTTGTTGCTAGTAATTCCCTTGTGATGGGTTGAGTTGGTTTATTTACCATAAGTTTTCTCCTTAATAAAATGATTTAACATTTTCCTTTATATCGGATAAAATCTGCTTTGTAAATGAAAATCTTCAGAAAAATAGATTAATTCTTTCAAATATAGCATGTAATCTACTCTCCAATGCAGGTATATGTTGGAGTAGCCAGATTCTGACGTATGTATAAAACTGTTCAGTATTAGCTATCAAAACTTTATCATTGTGACAGTCCTTCACTAACATAAGTAGATGTTGTCCGAGAAAATTAGGTTCCTCAAGCCCATGCTTCTCAACCTTTTGTAATCTACAATGTAATTCACACCATCTGTGGTAGTCTGTCTTCTCCCCATATTTTCTAAAAGTAAAAAGTTCCCGGATTCTTTTTGGTGGTTTTAATCCAAAGAACCAAAGATATAAGAGCCCCTGAGTTTCATCTTCAAGAACTCTATATTCTATATTATTATACCAGAAAGGTTCTTTGAATGGATTAGGAAGTTTCTTCATTTAATGCCTTATCAATAATTTTAACCATCGTTTCATCACTATAATCTGTGTAGTGTTCAAAACGACCTTTACACAATTTCAAAATGTCTCTGAGCTTTTTAGTTTCTTTTAGAATTCTGTTATCAAAAAACAAATTATCATGGTAGTCTGGTTCATTATTCATCCACTATCTCCCAATCTTCCGAAAGTATTTCTTTATAGCATAAATGACCTAACAATTTGAAATCATCATTAATCCGATATTTCCATATTGTATTCTCTTCTATGTAAAAAATATAATTACCAAGCTTGGCTTTTTTCTTTTTTCTCATAGCTTGTAGTGCTTGTTCAAATCTCATCTTTATTCTCTTTCAATAAAAATAAATTACAGTGACAGTGTCCATCTTTAAGAATATCTTGGTAACATAATTTAGAACCACAGAATCTATCTGGGTTATCTCCATCACAAGGACAATGGTGAATATCTTTATTCCTCCCATGGAAGATAAGTAGTTTAGCCCTTATTATTTTTTGAAGTCTATCCTCTTCAACATAAAAGTTAGGATTCTTCTTTAATATATATTTTACTTTGTTCTTAATCCGAGCTATAGCTGCATGATAAATTACTTTGCATTCATAACAACAGAATCTTTGATCTGGTCTATCATGAACAATAAATTCTTTTCCACACCAGTCACATTTTCTATTAGTCAATGTATTGTTCCTCCATCCATAAAAGTTTTAATCTTATTTAATAAGTCACTCCGGATATGTGGTGGAGTAACTTCTGGGTCGTATTTAAGAAGAAAAATATATGCTTTAGCTAAAAGCTTTTTAGTTTCTTCTAGCTCTTCCTCTTTTTCTTTAAGTGCTAATTTATAAATTTCATCCATTATTTGAATCCTTGTAATATTCCATAAATGATTTGATTAAGATATCCAAGAAGCTTGGTTTCTCTTTTCTCATGTAGCTCATTACCCAACGAATCATGTGTTGGGTATTAATTATCTCGGCGTGAAGTTCCCTGATTTTAGTATTAAGGTCTCCCTCTTTAATATAATTATCTAAAACTTCAAGTGGATCAGGTTTAGGAGCTTCTGGTTCCGGTTGAGGTGCTGGTGGTAATTCTCCAACCTCTCTCCTGAATTCTTCTATTTTATTAAGTAGACCATCATTGGGAAAGCGGAACATCTTTATAAGTTTAACTGCTCCACCTAAGCTAAAGCAATATTTATTATGCCCGGATTTAATGGATAACAACTCAACATCTTTATAGAATAGGTGTTTGATCTTAGGCAGTTTCCAGTAGAAGCCATTTTTAGAACAGCATCCAAGTTTGATTAGATCTTCTCCGGTTAAAAAGTATTTCCCATCACTAGTCTGTGATACTAAAACTACTTTATTATTATAGTTGAGGTATTTACTCATAGGATGTTCTCCTTCAAAAGTTTATTATAGTGGATGCATGGATATTCAATGATACAATCAGTAATCCATGTCCGGTCATTAGTTTCAATCTTGTGGTTGTATTCTCTTCTAGCAACTTCCATGTCGATTCCAAAAAGAATGATTAATCCAAGAAAGACTAATAATAAAAAGTGTAAAATTATGGTTATGAATATTTTCATTTAATGTTCTCCAAGTAATTAGGTTTAGATCTGTTAGTCCATTTATAATAAGAGGGCTTTTGTAAATATTTAGTTAAGAGTCTATCTCTATTTACTAAAATATCAGTATGAGTAACTGTATATCCATCCTCTTCAACTAACCTCTGGAGCTTATTCTCATAGACATACCGATTAAGATCCGAGGAGGGATAGTCTACCCTAAATCCACGATATTTCATCTCATTACATAGTAAATAATATCTTTGCATGAGAAATGCTAGGTGAGAAGCTGCCCATTTCATGTGACCTGGACCAAGCTTATAAGTCCTCGGTGCATCATCTATATTAATAGGTTGCTTGATACATCGGGGAAGCTCGTGGTATTCTGCTAATAGCCATTGGTCAGATAGTTCATAAGTTGGTACAACGTTTATCCTTGTCATAATACCCCCAGTAAAAATAGCATGGTTAGAACGAATATTATATTAAGTATCATACTAATGACTGAGCTGAATGTAAATGGTGAATCTGACCTTTTTATCATTTTAGCCAGTTTGACCAAGTCCTCTTCGGGTAGTTGAATGTTAATCATACTAAGTTCTCCTTTTTATGGATAAGTCTTATCACTCTTTCTGCTGTTTTATAGGCTCTTTCCTCAGTTTTGGTAGTTCCACCAGAGATAATATGTCCATCTGGTGCATGAACAAACCAGTTCCAGAGTCCAAGTCTACCTTGTTCTATTTCGTAGGTGTATTCTTGCATTTTTATTTCTCCTTAAAAAATTGATTTAACATTTATCAATATAAGATATAAATCTGACTTTGTAAAGGATAAATCTCACTCCCTTATAAAAAATCTTTATTGAAAATATTGACAAAACTCTAATTTCTGATATTTACATCTTAAAGTTCTTAATTTTT